AATCAAGATTTGACAATAGATATAGGTACGGAAAACAATATGAATATAGCCTAGCTTTAGAAAAAAAGAAACCTGACCTCCCTAAACATCTCTACAATCTATCTAAGAAAACAGTAAAGTATTCTATGGGGGATCTTGAAGAAATGGTAGAAAAATACAAAATTCTTTTAGTAAAAGAGAATAAAAGATTAAATTTGTGAGTTCTTACCAACTTCGGTAAGTGTTTTGTTTTTATAAGGGGAGTATTAATTTACTCCCTTTTTTTTTTTGTATTATTAACAATTTATAATTAACTTACAGCCTCATTAAAAAGCAAAACATTATGAATAAATCAGAATTAAAATTATTAAATACTTGTTTGGAACTTTTCTCACAAGGTAGCATAAGCAAACAGACAATGATACAACACATAGAATGTATTATTGATACAAAAGAAGTAGATACTATCATAAAATTAAATAATAAAAAGTATGCAAGTATCTCCTAACATAGACGAACTAAACAATAGAATAAAACTTTTAGGCAAGAAAGTAAATACTTTAAT